GCTGCCCTTGAGCTTGTGCTGCCGGCGGAAGGCCAGCACGTTCTCCTCGGATGGCGCCAGCTGGTAGAAGGCGTTGTCCAGCTGCTTCTCCACCCACTCCTCACGGCTGCGCTGGTCGAACAGGCCCAGCTGCGCACCGTCGCGGCGGGCTTTGATCTCCAGATCGTTCTTGAGCTTGAACAGGAAGGCGTCGTAGCCGAGCACGCTGTCGGTGGCGCTCATCGCCCGCAGCGCCGGGGTGAGCACCTCATGCCGGCCGGTCCAGTGGAAGGCGAGCATCCGCGCCCCGGCTTGGATCTTGTGGACTCTGAGGGCCCAGTTCTCCGGCCGCAGCGGGCCGCCGGGCAGGAAGGGCTCCTCCAGCAGGCCCTTCACCTGGGCGAGCAGCTGATCGTTGTTGCTGGCCTGGCGCCCGTAGGTGTCGAGGTTGCCGCCAAATGGGGCATCGCCACGGAAGAACGCATCAGCCGCCAGCTCGCGCCAGGCACGCCGCACCCCGTCATGGGAGTAGGCGGCGCTTTCCCATGCCACCCGCAGGCCCTCGCTGAACGCTTCCCGGCTGAACCGTGTGCCGTTGGGGGTGAGGTTGCCGATGTTCTCGAACGCCTGGTGGGCAAAGCCGTGGGTGTTGGCCAGCCAGGTGCCGAGCATGTTGGCCCGCACCTGGCTGCCCAGGTTGGTCAGCTGGGCGTCCTTCACCAGCGCATTGCCAAACCGCATGTGGGTGTTGGCCCAGCCCTTGCCCAGGGTGACGTTGGGGTCGATCGAGTCGAGCACTGCTGCAATCCGCAGCTGCTTGATCGCCTCGGCGTCGCCGTTGTCGATCGCCTGGATCACCTTGGCGAAATGCTCATCTGGCTTCACGTCCGCTGCCTTGGCGCCCAGGGTCTGCGCTGCCTCGGCCATGTCGGGCATGAACATTTCCGGCCGGTCGAAGTCGGTCTGCAGCGACCGCAGCGCCTGGCCGGTGTTGCGCTTGGCAGCCGCCACATGCCGCTCAGCCATCAGCGCTGTCTTGTAGGAGCTCCAGGCCCGCTGCTTGAGGCCATCAGGCACCTTGGAGCTGGTGCTGCCCATGAACTGGTGGATCTGATCCAGCGTGTCCAGGTAGCCCTCCTTGGCCATGTCGGAGACGAACCGCAGGCGGGTCATCTTCTCGGCCAGGTTCATAAACCCTGCGGTGTTGTTGGCCAGCGATGTGGCGATGGCGTCCGCGTCGATGTAGTCCTTGTAGGCATTGGCCACGGTCTCCATCAGCCGGTCGCGGCCCCACACCTCCGTCACCAGGCGGAAGTCCTCCGGCGCCGTCTGCTTCCAGGTGCCGACCAGCGCCTCGGTGAGCCGCAGCCAGTCCTCGGCATCGCTGATGTTGGCGTTGTCAATCAGCATCCGGTAGTTGACGAACCGGCCTTTGCTGCCGACCGGCTTGGAGCGGTTGCCGACACCTCGCTCGATCATTTGGTCAAGCTCTTTCGACTCCAGCCGGTTGGCGAAATCGCTGTAGGCCCGGTCAATGTCGGCATCCGTGAGCGAACGGACCGAGCCGTCCTGCATCTTGAACACCCACTGCTTCTTCACCTCGGTGCGCAGGAAGGCCTCGCCTGCCTTGCGTGCGGCCTCGGACGTGGAGAGCTCCTGCCGCAGCTGAGCGTTCTGCTCCTGCAGCTGCAGCAGCTGCGCCTGGTAAGTGCCGCAGTTGTTGACCGCAACACGCGCCTTGGCAGACGAAAGTCCGGCTGCGATCCCGGCGCCAGCCGCGGCGCCTGCGACCCCGACGCCGATGGCCGCCGATGCTCCGCTCCCTTGGTCTTTCCGTTTCTGGTCGGTCATGGTTAACAGCCCTCCTGTTGAGCTTTGCGGCGGATCTCAGCCATCCGCTGTTCGTTGGCTTGGATCTGTTGGCGGGCGGCCTGGTCGGCCTTCTTCGGCCGTGGCTTGGCCGGCGGCTCATCGCTGTCCGCCAGCTTCATCGGCTCGGGGCGCACCGGTGCGGGGGCCAGCTGCATGTCCGGGCCTGACGTACTGCCGCCCAATGGGGTGCCGTCAGCGGTCGATACCCGCCAGCCGGGAGGCCGCTTGCTCAGCATCTGGGCTGTCCCGGCCGTACTCACCGTGTCGCTCAGAGCACCAATTCGTGTTCGCTCGAAGATTGCTCGGGTGGAATCGAACGTGCCGTTCGCCAGCAAGTTATAAACCTTTTCAACAAAGTCCAGCACACGATCAAAAGCGGCGATGACTTTGATGAATGCTTTGTCTGTTTTGCTTGGCAGAGGCCCCGCGAATGCGCCCACAAGCGCTTCGATGGGATCTTCCCCCATGGCTTTTGCTGTGGCATAGCGGGCAAAGGCGACGGCCTGCGATTCTGAATACGATGGCACGGCTCCATCTCGCATAATGTGCCCCGAACCTGAGGCAATCTTGAGCCGGGCGAAGGTGCCGTCTAGCACTTTGACTTCTTTTTCGCCAAGAGCTACATACTGGATCCGGTGAAACGCCTCATGATAAGAAGCGTCAGTCACAGCAGCCTGCCCCCTCTCTTTCATGGCGCGAATGGTGATCATGTCCTCCACGAAGTTGTAAGACCCAGCTGACCGGGACAACTTTTTGCCGTCGCCGCCCCATTGCGCAGGCTTGATGCCGACCTTGTAGGTATCAGAAAAGCGGATTGAGACATCATCGCCGGCCACTTTTCGGATGATGTTCGTAGCCATCTTTTCGAGCTCGGCGATCTCGTCGGGGCTGTTCACAGGGCGCCCGTTGCCGTCAACGGCGTCCCACCCGCGAGGGGCGTTCTCGTCGATGGCCGGGTCGTACCCATCCGTCATCCCCAGCGCCTTCTTCTCCTCGAACGTCTTGAGCTCGTAGCCCATCGCGTCCTTGGCGCCCTCCTCGGCGATGGCCCGCATCTGCGCATCGCGCTCGGCGAACTCGGCCGCCAGCCGGATCTCATCCGCCATGGCCTGCGCAGCGGGGGTGCCGGGCTCCACCTGGCCGCCACGGGTCTCCAGATCGGCCCTGGCCAGATCAGGGGTGAGCGCCGGACCATCGGGCAGCTCGGGGATCGGCGTCTCGGGTGGCCGCACCTCGGCTTCATCCACAGCGCGGCGGATCACCTCAAGCTGCATCGCCTGGCGCTGCTCGGGGGTGAGGCGAGGGCTGGGGGCGACCCGATCAATGGCCGGTGTCCCGTCGATGTCCTCGATGCCGGCCGATGCCTCCAGCCCGCGACGGGCCATTTCGGCGTTGCGGCTGGCGCTGTCGCCCAGTGATCGAGCGATGTCCTCCATTTCGTCGAGGATGGCCTGGGTCTCGGGGTCGAGCTCTGGGGCCTGGGGCGCTGGCTCGGCAGCGGCGCCGGCTGGACGTGCGGTGGGCAGACCCTGCTCCTGGGCGCTCTGCCGCACCGCATCCACGATCTGATCACGGATCCGGTTGGCCACCACGCCAGGCTTGGCGCCATCGGCGATCTGCTTGGCGCCGTCGTCAAGGAGGCTGCTGACTGGCCCGGGGGCGTACTTCACCGCATCGAAGATCCCGAGCACAGTACGGGCGTCGGTCGCCTCCATGGCGCTGCCTTCGACGCTGATCTTGTTGCCGGCCTGCTGCAGCCGCTCGGCCTTCTTGCCGACCTTGCCAAACAGGTTCTTGTCGCTGATCAGCTCGGCACGGATCTTGGCCGCCAGCTTGCCCTTCTCCACCGCCAGGGAAAGCGCCTCCTCGCTCATCCCCATCAGCTCCAGCAGGGTTGTCTGGGCCCCATCCGACTGCTTGACCACGGGTGCGCTGCGCACCTGTTGGATCACCTCGCTGAAAGCTGAATCGCTGAGGTCTCGATCGCCCAGGATCTTCATCACGGACTGCATCTGCGTCTCGTCCAGGCCGCTGCCGCCGATCGCTGCCGCCTTGCCAACGGACAGCCGGCCATCCACGGCGGCCTGGAAGATGTTGTCCGGCAGCTGCGCCAGCGCCAGCCCGCGGGCAGCGTGCCCATCGGTCATCGGCGCACCCATCCGCTGCAGCTGCTCCGGGTCGGTGATGCCGCTGTCGCGCATGAACTTGGCGGCATCGAACACCGTGCCGCGGCCCTCCTTGATGTTTGCCAGCGCCCCCAGCGCCCGGGCCTCCTCGGCCGTGGCGGCCGGCAGCTCGCGCACCGGCACCGTGGGAATCCCCAGCTGCCTGGCGCGGGCCAGCCGGTTGTGGCCGTTCACCACATAGGTGACGCCATTGGCCGGATCGGTCCACACATCCAGCGTGCCCTCGGCCACCGTGTCCCAGCGGTCCACACCGGCCAGGCTGTTGCCGGCCTGTTCGCCCACCTCGTTGACGCCCTGCTTGAACTGGAAGCGCTGCGGGTCGGCCTGGATCTCGCCCGTGGGGCGGAATGACTGCTGCCAGTCGCGCACCAGCAGCGCCTGGCCGGACTGCTCCCGGTACTTGGCGAGGCCCTCGATGATGTCGGCCTTGGTGAACTCCTCGAACTCGCGGCCGGTGATGTCGCCGATCAGCTGGGCCAGGGCCGGGTTGTTCTCCGGTGCGGCGACACCCCGCAGCGTCTCCAGCGGCATCGCCTCCAGCGTCTGCTCATACGGCAGGGGCTGGCCATCGCCACCGATCCGCTCAGCCACGCTCTCGGCCGGTGCCATCACCCGGCCCTGCTCGAGCTCGGGCCGCACCGGCGCGGCCTCCCTGGCGGCCAGGATCTCGTCAATGCGCGGCACCACCGGGCCGGGCTGCGCCAGTAGCGCCTGCAGATCGGTGTCGTCCAGGTCGCGGACCAGGTTGAACACCACATCCGCCTCGGGCAGCTCGGGGTCGTAGATCAGCTCGAACGGGTCGATCTCGACGCCCTCCACCTCCAGCTCGCCGCCGGCAGTAGGGGCCGCGGCCGGTTCGGCATCAGCCTTGGGGGCCGGGGTCGCCTCAGGGGCGGGCGCCGGGTCGGCCGCATCCGCCGGGGGGCGTGCTGGCGCTGCCGGCTGGTCACCCCGCAGGCTGCCGTACACCGTCTGCGGCTGGTCGGTTTCGCCGATGTCCTCGAAGAACTTGTTGATCTGCGCCTGCTGGCCGGTCGGGTCCGGCTCGGTCGGCTTGAAGGCCGTCGCACCCGTGGCCGGATCGGTCTGGGTGATGCCGGCCTGCCCCAGCTGCGTGCGGGCGTCCGTGACCTGCGAGACCGTGCGCCGATCGCGCAGCCACCGGCGGGTGTTCTTGAAGCCACCGGCCGCTTCGCCCACGCCACCCAGCGCCAGGCCGGGGATGGCATTGGGGATCAGCGACTTCACCGCCGAGTCGATCCAGTCGTCCTCGCCGACATTCACCGACAGGGGCAGTGGCCGGCCAAAGGCCTCGCCCAGGTTGGCCAGGTTGCCGCCACGGTTGTCATCGAAGAAGGTGCTCAGCACCTCACCAGCCGCAAGCCGCAAGCCGCCGGTCACCACGGCGCCAGCGGCGCCAACACCGATGGCGGGGATGGCCTTGGCCGCCACGGCGGTGCCGACGATGCCAGCGCCAGTACCGCGGGCGACCGCATCCAGGCCCCGCTCAAACTGGTTCTGCTGCCCTGGCGGGGTGGCGCCCAGCACCCGGTAGCTGGCATCGCTGATGCGCTCCACCAGGCTGTTTGCCCCGGCGTTCTCCGGGTTGGCGGGCCGGCCGCGGACCTTCTGCGTGAGGGCGATACCCAGCTTGGCGGCGTTCTCGGCCGCGCCCACGGTGAGGCCCGCCTGCAGGTTGCGGCCGGTCTTGCCCAGCACCGTTGGCAGGGCGTTCACCACATTCACGCCAGGCAGCGCCCTGGTGACCGCCTGGCCAACACTGCGCAGGGGGCCCTGCTGTGCCCGCTGGTTCGTGGCCTGCGCCTGGCGGCCGATGTAGCGCAGCTCGTTGCCGATCACCCCCAGCGGATCGCTGAAGATCGAGCGGTTGAGCTTGCCGCTGCTCTTGAGCTTCCCGAAGGACTTGGGCGACTGCCACCGCCAGTCCGGCCCAGCCCACACCACCTGCCGGCCGCCCAGGATGGACTTGGCGCCGATCGGGCGGTTCTCGTCGGTGTACTTGGTCTGGGGCTGGTCGCGGACGACAGGCTGTGCGGGGCCGGTGAGTTTCAGTGGCATGGGTCAGAGCCTCCCCGCGTTGCGCATGAGGTCGATGGTTGCTTGTCTCAACTTCGCCTTGTCGGCGTACTGGAGGCCTATCCACTCCTGCTGCAATCCGCGCATGGTGGCCTCAACATTCCCGCGGACAATTCGGCCCCGGGCCAGCGCAATGAACAGGCGATCCTGAACAGCGGGGGTGAACCGCTCTGAAGGCGATGCCAGGCCTTTATCGACAAGGCCTTTCAGGGTCTTGCCGATGATCTGGTATTTGCCAACAGCGTGCAGCTGCTGCCCCCTTGGCACGCCACCAGCCAGCTGTCGGCGCTGGATCTCGCCGATGGTCATGCCCGTAAGGCCGGGGTCGATGCCGCTGCCGTGGGCCGTGTGCCCCTGGTTGCTGCCTCCACGGTTGAAGGCCCCGTAGTTGCCTCCGTAGCTCTCATGCGAGCCGATGAGCTTGGTCAGCGGCGTGCCACCGCCACCGCCGCCACCCCGCATCGCCACCTGCCCACCACCGCCAGCACCCACCGCCGACCGCAGCCGGGGCTGGGACTGCGATGCGATAGCTGGCTTGGTGCCCATCACCATGTCGAGCATCCAGCCAGCCGCCCGCGCCACCGGGCTGTCCTGTGGCGATCTGGCAGCGGTCTGCGTGGGCTGCGCTGCGCTGCGGGTGGCCTGCGCCCGCCGGCCGTCGCGCTGCAATCGGTCGCGTTCTTCTGGCGTCACTCGAATCCCTCCGGGGTAGTAGTCGATGTGCTTGTTGAGCAGGGCGCCTGGGGTGGTGCCGGCGTCCTTGGCGAACCGCTGCAGCGCTGCACTGGGTTTGCCGCCCTCGTAGAGGATCCGGTTGGCCTCGGTGACGACCGACTGCGCATCCAGCACCGGCTCGGACCGCCAGCTGCGCACCCGGCTCTGCCGGTCGGGGATGTTGTCCAGCTGGCCGCTGGGGTACACCGGCTTGGTGGCGGGCCTGGTGCCAGGTGGCGGGCCCTGCTGCTGGGCGCTGCTCCCTGCTGCTGCTCCCTGCTGCTGCGGCTGGCTGCCGGCAACACCCGGCTGGCCATCGACGCCGGGGAACAGGTACTTGCGAGCGGCCTGGTCGCTGCGCCCGTATTCATCGACCGCCTGGGTGGCCACGGAAACCGTCTCCGCTGCCGTGAGCGGTGCTCCCTTCTTGCCCTCGGCCTCCGAGATCCGGTTGCGGACGTGCGCCTGATAGGCCGAATACTGCCGCTGCGCCGACTGCGCGGCGTTGGCATCGCCCAGGCCAGCCATCACCTGCTCGATGTTGCCGCCGCGCAGCGCTGCTTCGGTGACCGTGCGGGGGTAGTTGGCGAGCAGGTTGGCCTTGATCTTGCGGTCAATCACCCCGTTGGCCTCGCGGCTGGTGGGCGATGCCTCCCGCTCGTTGTTGCGGCGGCGGATCGCGGCGTACTGCTGCCGGAGCGCAGGCTTCTGGTCCTCCGGCGCCCCGGCCAGGGCCGCATTGAACTCGCTGTCCGCCTGGCTGGCGTTCCACTGGGTCCCCACCCGGCCGTCCATGTCCTGCAGCAGCGCTGTCACCCCGTCGGCGCTGCGGCCCAGGGCCGTCACCTTGTCGATGGTGGTGCTGACGCTCTGCTCGGCCTCCAGCTTCTGGTTCAGCGGCAGCGCCTGGAAGCGTGGGTCGCTCCGCAGCTCCTCGATCGCCTGCAACCGGGCCGGGCCATCCGGCAGGTTGTAGGTCTTGTTGATCAGCTCGTCCTGGTAGACCTGGCCCAGCGACTCCTGCTCGCGCTGCTGCCGCTTGTAGAACACCTCCCCGTATTTGATCTCGGCATCGAGGGCCTCACTCGTCATGTAGAACATGGCGTTCGGCCGCTGCCCGAACTTGTCCGGCGGGCCGACGCTGATCTGCCGCAGCAGGTCCCGCAGCTCCGTGTTCCCGGACGACTCGGCCAGCGCCAGCGCACCCTCGATCGCCTTCACCTTCATCGGGATCACTTCCCCGGCGATCCCCAGCTCGTCCGCGAAGCCGTCAAGCGTCAGCGTCCATGCGGCGATGACAGCGGTGCGGAAGCGGCTGCCCTGGTCGGGGGTGATGCGCTCCCCGTTGAACTCGATGCCATCCCGCAGCGCGGTCCCGTAGATGCCCAGCAGCTGCGCCTGGGCTGTGCGCCACACCGAATCCTTGAGGTAGTCCTGGCGGTCTTTCCACTGCAGCTCCGTGATCTTGTCGCTGGCCTGGTTCAGCTGCGGCAGGAACTTCTGCGCGAACCCCGGGGAGCTCTCATCCAGCTGGTACTTCTGCACCAGGCCCTGGGTCACCTCGGCCTTGAGCTGCCCCAGCTTCGGGTCGCCGGGATTGAGTAGGTAGGCCCCTTCCATGCTCCGGTAGGCCGTGAGCATCGCGCCCGGGGCTTCGGCCGCGGCCAGCTCGGTCAACGCCCGCTGCCGCCCTGCTGCGCGGAACGGGTTGACCTGATCCATCATCAGGCCCGCGATCGGGTCCTGCACCGACAGCTTGCGGTTCTCGGCCGCGTACTCGGCTCCAGACTGGGCCGTCTGCCCATCGAGCAGCGCCTTGGCCCGCATCGCCTCGTTGATGCCCTGCTGCACCTCGTTCTTGGCGTAGAGCGCCAGCCCGGTGCCCACCAGCTGCGTCAGCTGCTGGTTGAACGGCGCCAGCGCTGCAGCAGTGCGGGCGAAGTTGTTGGCGCCGCCGATGCTGCCGCCGCTGCCTTGCTGGATCACATTGATCTGCGCCACCCGCGGGATCTCCAGCGGCCCAGCCGGTGCTGCCACCTGCCGCTGCGCAGGCTGGATGAAGGTGCTCAGCGGCTGCGCCTCGGGGCGGATCTGGTTCAGCGGAAGGTCCCTGCTCATCAGCCTGCGATGTTGGAGAGGGTTGAGTAGGCGCTGAGGCCGGTGCTCACGCCACCCATCAGGCCGGTCAGCCCGCCCAGCACGCCAGGGCCGCTACTCGGCCGCGCACCGGTGAGCGTCGGCGCAGGTGGGGCCAGCAGCGTCGGCAGCGGCTGGAAGGGCCGCATCGGCTCCAGATACGGCTGCTGCTCGTAGAACTGCTGGCTGTTGTACCGGCTCAGGAACTGCGTCACCTGCGCGGTCTGCGCCCGCGTGTACTGCCTGCTGCGCAGCCCCTCGTTGATCTGCTGGATCGTGGCGTAGTCGCCCTGCTGGCGGGCGTAGTCGTTGATCAGCCGGTCGATGCTGCCGCCTTCCTGCCCACTGGCCGCCACCGACGCCCGCGCCTTGAGCGCTGCCACCTGGTACTGCTGGTAGGCCACGGCATCAGCCATTGAGGCCTCGGCGAACTGCTGGCTCAGCGCCTGCGACTGCAGGGCAAAGTCGGCGCCGGCCGCGGCCCGCGTCTGCCCCACCACTTCGGCCTGAGCGATCGCCTTGCTCAGCTCAAAGTTGCGCAGGCTGTTCACATAGGCCCGCTGCTGGTTGTAGGCCAGCGTCGATTGCCAGTATTGGTACTGCTGGTTTGCGTCGGTGTAGCGCTTGGTGAACGCCGCCTGCCACTGGGCGAACTGCTGATTGGCGCCCTGCAGCGCTCGCTGGTTGAGATAGTCCTGCTCGGCGGCGGCCTGCTCCTGCGAAGCGCCAAAGATCCCCAGGCCTGCGTTCAGGCCACCCATCGCCAGGGATAGACCCATCAGGGGCGCAACCATCACGCCCTCCTCTCGAAGTAGGCGAACAGCTGCCCGCAGGGCCCGTGCGGCGCAGGCGTGCCGATCTCAAACCCCAGCGACCGCAGCCACCGCAGGGTGATCACATTGCTGGCCAGTGCCAGGTTCCACAGCGGGCCGGCGCCATCGGCGATCAGCTCATCCACCCAGAGCTTTGCACCCCTGGAGAACTGCCGGCGATGGGACGGTGTGGCCAGCAGGCCATCGGTGGCCAGCAGCCAGATCCTCCCCCTTGGCGCAATGCCACACAGGCCCACTGGCTCTCCGCTGTCGCCCTCTATGCAACGGCAATCAGGGCTGTTCTGCCAGCTGGTCATCACAGCTTCCGCCGGTTGCATCCCATTACTGCAGAACACCTCGAAGGCATCCTGCTTGCGCAGGTGGCGGGCGATGTGCAGCACCCGCTCTCTTGTCGGCGACGCCCAGTTCATCGCATTGCCCTCGCCTTGGTGTGGACCATCCCCACCCATTCGCAGCTGGCGAAGCGGCACGGGCGGGCGGTGCTGTTGCGCAGCTCGACCACGCACTTCTCACCGTTCGACTGGATCGGCACCGTGAACACCCCCTCCTGCAGCGAGTCGGCATAGGGCCCCTCCTCCTCGATGCCGACCAGCGAATTGCGCACCGCCAGGGCGCTGTGGGTGAAGGTGTAGACAGCCGGCTCGCGGCGTTCGGCCAGCACCCAGGCCTCGAAGAACTCGCTGCCGTGGTAGCGGATCTTGGCGTGGCGCACTTGCAGCCGCTCGACATTGCCCGGCACCCGGCCGCCGCCGGCATCCCGGTATAGCCGGAAGCGGGTGAAGCGGTACAGGAACTCGTAGGCAGCTCCGAACCACACCTCCTTGTTGCGCCAGTCACCCCTGGCCGTGATGCGTCGGCCGCCCAGCGTCTCGCCAAGCAGGACGCCGCCGGTCTGGCCAGGCGCATAGCCAGACCAGGCCTGCGTCAGGGACTCTGCCCTGTAAGGCAGGACCCATGTGGTCGTCTTGGCATCGGCGTCGTATTCGCCG